CGATGTCGGTGACGGTACCACCGAGCTGCGGGAGTGCAGCGTACCCTGGCGGGCGCTGGGAGTTCTCCATCTGGGTCTCGGCGGCGGGGGCGTTGGGCAGGGTGTTCTCGGGCTTGTCGCCGCCCTCGATGTTCGACCCTGCGGCCACCTTCTGGATGATCTGACGGAGGGTGCTGTTCTTCTCCGAGTGCTCAATCACCGAGTTGGTTCCTGCGCCACCAGCGGTGGTGTGCGGTGCCGGGGTGTCTGCGCCGACATCCTCCGAACCCACGACACCAGCGTGTGCTTGCTCGGTGTTGCCCACCCCAACCTCGTGGGTGCCTGGGGGACGCTGGGACGCTTCCATCTGCGTCTCTGCGAAGGTGGCGTTGGGCAGGGTGTTCTCGGGCGCTGCCGCGCCCACACCGATGGTGGACCCGGTGCCGCCTGCGCCGGACACGTTGGTGTCGGCTTCCTCCGCTGCCTTCTGCATGCAGGCGTAGGATTGCTCCCCGGCGCGGGTGTTGACGTCCCGGGCTGCGGCGGTCTTGCTCCCCATGACGCCGTGGTAGGCGGCGATGCGCTCTTCCTCGGGTGCGTCGGGTGCGGGCTGCGTGCTGGCCATCAGCTCGTTGGCCACTTCCACCAGCTTGGTGGCGATTTCAGCGGCTTCCTCAGCGGGGATTTCTCCCTCGGCCCCTTCCATCGCGGGCTCGGTCACCATCATCTCATCAGCCACCGCGTCCGCTACCTCGTCGGCTGCGGTCTTGGATGGGTACTGTAGCCCGGCGTTGATGAGGGCATCGTTGATGCCTCGTACACTGGAACGTTTGAAGAGCGATGCTTGCATTGGTTCTGTCCTCCGTCCGGGTGACTCTCTTCGGCGTGAGTCTGCGTAAAATCACCACAAGTATAGGTCAAGCACTTGTCTTTTCCAAGTGTTCGATTTGGGGGTTAGTATCGTCCTTGCGGCCCGCGCCCCAGTGTTTCGCCAAAGACAAACGCTGGGACTGGATGCGTGCCGTGTATATTAGATGATTCACCAAAGGTTGCGCCATCCAAGATGGATGCTTTCAAATTGCGGTGGCCTAACCGCGCCAACCAGTCCGAGTGTAACAGGGGAGTACGGCTGATAGGCTTGAGGATGAGTTCGTGCTGGGGTACGTGGGGGAGTGTGGGTACGTTTTTCACCCCACTGCGCTCCAAGTCTGCCATTACACTGGGGGTAACTTCGGTGCCTGCGGTGTAATGCAGGACGTTGTCTCCAAGGAACTGTCCCTGGGCTTGGGCGGTGGGGCGCCTCTTCGCTTTCTTTGCGACGGCTGCGCGGAAGCGGTTGTAATCCACAACTTCTCCGCGAGCTACACCCAGTTCTGGGCTGTCAGCGTCCAACACCTTGACGTAGTTCAGGTCGGTCTTGGCGAGCAGCTCCAGGTGCCTCTTATCCAGGTCGAGACCATTACGCGTGTAGATCTGGTGGAGCTGGTCCACCATGTAGCGCCGCCCTGCTCCGAGACCTTTGTGCTGCACCACTTCATCGGGTTTGGGGATGCCGTCGGATAGCGCGTCTCCTTGTTCGATGCGCTGACCAGGCTTGACGGTTACGTCCAGGTTTGGGGGTACGTAGTGCTCTTGTTCGTTGACGTTGACGTAGTGTCCACCTTGAGGTGCTTCGCGGACAGCGGTTACGCGTCCCGGCTCTTGAGCCAAGGTGGCGCGGTTGAAAAAGCTCTGTGGCATCTCGGTGAGCTGCTTCAGGCCACTCAACCCCTGGAGGACTGCACGTTGCGATTTGGCAGTACGCGTTGCGTGCTTTGCGCTCAGCGCCATCTGGGTTAGTGGCTCCCCCATAGCCTGGGCTGCGATCATTCCTACGTTGTACCCAATCTGGGGGTCTTTACCTGTTGGCGTTTGTCCGTAGCACTTTTGGCAGACGCCGTTCGGCGCTTCACAGGTCATAGGGGATCGTACGATGATGCTCCCCTTGGGCTCTTTACGCCGTAAACCAGACACGTGGTGGGCGCTCAGAAACCCTCCGCTGGCAGCGTAGCGTCCAACGATGTGAGGGTCGGTATGTGCGAATGAAACCCCATTCGTTGTTCCGCAGTCAGGCACCGTGACGAGCTGGTCACTCATATTACTGACCAGGATCTTGCTCATCTCACCGGGGCCAGAGACAGCGATGTTGGATTCGACCACGTTACGCCTGGCTTCCGCCATGGCGATCCATGTGTCAGCAGGCTTCAACCCCTCCGAGAAGCTCTTACTAATCATCCACGGGATCACTGCACCCTGTGCGTCAGTCACTCCCGTTGGGGATGTGACGGTGCGCATGAGCTGTCCCGCGTTGCCCCGTGCACCACTCGTGGCAACGATGGCCATCTGACCAGGGTGCTGGGGGGCCATTTCAAACATCTTATCCTGGGTACTGATGATGAGGCGCCGCTTGGCAGTAGGGTCGCTCAGTGCCTTGACTCTGCGCAGAGCGGGCTCAAGAACACGGTCACGGCGGGCGTAGTCTGGTTCGATATCATCCAGCCCTACGGTGAGCCCCATGTCGGTAGCAACCTGGTCCCCTATTCTTTTGAGGTCCCCGATGGCCTGGACGTAGCGTTGGGGGTCTGTCCTCGCGAAGTCAGCCATGGTGGCATTGAGGACCTTCTTCGTAACGTCCTCGGGTAGCTGATAAGGCTCAGGGAGGACATCGTTGAGCAGGAGACGCCCGACAGATGTGCGTTGCTGCGCCAAAGTTAGGCTCGTGTGCTGTGTGGTGTGTACAGCCCGGGGTTGGGCAGCTCATCGCTTATTCGGTGGGACGCGCTCCACACAACGGGCCGTGACCAGCGATCGAACTTCTGGTTGTCGGGGCTGATCTCCACGCGTGGGGTTTCATCTTGTTGCAGCACTTTTGCCAGGCGCTCCGCTGTGATGTTGGAGTCTCTGTTGGGGAAGGGAACACGGTCGAGGGTGTCCCCACTCACCTTGATGATCCCCAGAGAGTGGAGCGCCTGGTCAGACCCCAGTTTGTATGCGGTGCTCGCCATATCTATGCGGCAGCGCTCTTGGCCGCGTCCAGGGCCTTCTTCCGGTCGCCGTTCGTGGTGCCCACGCCGGTATCACCGCTGCGCTCCAGGTGCACGACGCTCGTGGCCAGCTTCTCAAGCTGTGCACGACGCCATTCCTTGTCCCAGCCCCGGGCCTTGGCGAAGGTCTCCAGACCATCCACGACACCGGAGAACTTCTCAGCGCCCGGGGTCTTCACGCCGTCCCCATTCAGGAGGCGATCCTCAGCGACCTCCTCAGCCCAGGCCGCAAGGTGTTTTGCCTCTTTGATAAGCATATCCACCATCCGATCGGGGATGTCGATCTTCCACTTGGCTTCCATGAGCTGGGTGAGCTTGCGTAGACCCGCACCAATGAACGCAGCGATGCCCAGGCCCAGAGCGCTGAGGATCGGGAGGAGAGCGGCTTGCCACCAGGCTTGCTCTTTCGGGGCGGCGGGCGCCTCAACGGTGGGGACGGGAGCCACAGGAGCCACGGGCGCGGCGGTAACCATAGCATCAACAGGCACAGCCGGGGCGGCGGGAACTGCGGCGTCGCCTACCGCAGCAGTGGGTTGAGCGTCAGCCGCGATGGAAACCAGGGGTGCGCCGATGGTGAGTCCGGTAACAGCAACCCAGATGCAGAAAGCTGCGGCGCGGAGTGCGTAATATCTCATTGTCGTTCTCCTGTAATCCCTATTGCATGCAGAGCAGACTGTCTACCCGCATGATAGAAGGCTGTTTTTGTTTGTGCAAGTGTCATCAGGGCTTGCCAGGAAACGTGCCACTCATACCACCGGCGTTTTGTTGCCCACCCCACGGGCTACGGTTCGTTGGGTTCATGGGTGGAGCGGGTGGTGGCGGCGCACCTCCGAAACCTGCACCCCCGGCGATGCCCCCGGCGAGTCCACCTGCGCTGAGCCCACCGAGCCCCATGGCACCGACGGCACCCTGCGTTTGGTTCAGGTTGAATCCCTTGCCCGCCGCGTAGTTTAGTCCTGCCTTGCCTCCGAAGTGCGCGCCTCCCAGGCCCAGCGCAGCACCTCCTACTGCTCCGCGCATGAACCCACCCATGCGGTTACCGGGGTCTGCGGACGCAGCACCAGCAACGCCACCGATGCCTGCGCCCATACCACCCTGTGCGGCGTAGGCATTCACGGGACTGGCCCCTGCCCAGGACATAAATCTCTGTCCTAGTCCTGGACCTGCTGGTCCTGGCATAGGGGGCATACCGGGAGTGCGGGGGACGAGTGCGGTGCTCTTGGATGCTCCTCCACCTCCAACGCGTCCCAACATCTTACTGCCCCAGTTCCACGCAGCGCCCAGCCCCTTCATTGCTGCTGCGCCCCAGGCGGCGTCCTTTTCTAGGAGCCCCAGGCTGCGAAGTGCGTGGGTCTGGCCGAGCACGGCGCTCGTCTTCGTCGTGTTCATGAGGAGCCACTTGTCCTTGGATTTACGCCGTAAAAGGAACTCACTCACAGCGTCATCCTCAAGCTGAAAGCGCAGTTTATCGGGAGACGACTCCAGTACACTCACTGGCTCCTTGCGAGCAAGGGTTACGCCTTCCCCTTTGCCGTGCAACGCATATTGCGGTGTGTGCGTGTGGGTTTGTACAGCGAGGAGGCGCTCTCCCGGGGCTGGCATGCGTGACTTGGGGATGGCCCAGGAGTGCGCCTTGCCTGCGTCGGGGTCAACGAGGCGCAGGTCGTGGTGCTTACCGGCGCGTTGCGCCTTGTGGTTCTGGATGGCCATGACCCAACGGTTGGTGGTGTTCTGGGTGATGGTGGGGAGTGCGGAGGTGCGACGAGCAGGGATACCGGGGGCGTAGGCCGCTAGGACCTCACGCAGTTTCTCTTGTACGTGCTCGTCATATCTGGCCATCGCATCAGGTGCGGGGACTACTGGGGTGGTGCTGCTGCCGGTGTGCCGCCGCCGAACATGCCCTTGAGCTTCTCGATGGCGCTTGGCTCAGGCGCGGGTGTCGGGGGTGCGGGCGGTGCTGGGGGCGGAGGGGCGAGGGCGTTACCTGCTGCTGCGCCTCCCACACCGCCTGCTGCTCCACCACCCAGAACGCTGGCGACGATCAGCGCAGCCTTCGCCTTGGGGCTCATGCTGCTGCCGCGCAGGCCGAGACCCGCCGCGCTACCCGCTGCTGCTGCGCCGCCCACGCCGCCCGCCGCGCCGCCCATACCTTCGGGGGTCTGGGCGAGCTGAGAGATCTGGGCGAGCATGCTCGGATCTTCCTGGGGCGGGGTACCTTGTGCTTGTTCGAGTGCAGCTTGCTCTTCTGCTGCGAACTTCTCTTGGGCCACAAGGGCACCGAGACGGTATGCGGTATCAAGATGGGACATGGCTTAGGTTCCTTGTGGTGGTGTTGGTTGTGGTGGTGCTGGTGGTTTGGGTGCAGCACCAGGAGTTAGCTGGTCTCCAGCGGTGTGTCCCCCTATGTAGCCCCCGCCGATGGCACCTGCGAGACCACCGAGCATGGCTCCGGGCGCTTGGAGGCGTCCAGGGAGATGGGACCCGGCCCAGGCACCCATGCCCCCGCCGAACGCTCCGCCGAGTACACCAGCGGTGCCCGTGGCCGCTCCTCTCAGAGCGCGCCGCCCCATTGAAACGGGTTCGCGGTCTGCGGTTGCTGCCCGATTCCCCATGTATGCGGCGGGAACTCCGATACCCCCCGCGAGGATCAGCGCTTCAATTAGCGTGAAGCCCTTCTTCTCTTCCTCCGCAATTTTTTCCTGGGCAGCAAGAGCGCCGAGATGATACGCAGTGTCGATATGGGACATACATTTCTCCGGGAAACTTTACGAAGCAAGTATAGGTCTGCGAATTCTTTTATTCAACCGTGCTCTACGGTGTAGGAGGGGAGGCGGGTGCTGGGGTGGACCCACCCAACATAATCTGGCGAAACTTCGTGTTGAACGCGGGGTGTTTATTTCGCAGCTCGTGGAGCCTGTCGTGCCGCTCCAACCCACGCTCTCGGTGTAGGCCGCGTTCGGCCATGTAACGGTTGGCACGCCCCTCATTCTTGCCCGTTTGGTACCCGGACATGGCACCCAGGCCCGTTCCCGCTGCGCCGCCGAGCAAGGCACCAGCGCCAGCGGCAGCACCTGGAATTCGCCCACGACTGAGGAGGCTGGCGAGTATCCCAGCACCACCACCCAGGCCAGCCCCTACCGCAGCGCCCGCGCTCGCGCCCCCGATGGTCCCGGTCACCTTGGGCAGGAACTCGCCGGACATGCCCAGAAAGTTGTCGGAGTGTTGGTACGCGTTCTCGCGTTGATTGGTGGGTAGGTCTGCGCCGAGCTTCATTAGTGCAGCGCGTACGCCAAGGGCTTGTGCAGTTTTCACGGGGGTGTCTCCAGCAGTGTGGTTACATCCTAGTCGATCAGTACCGAGTCCATCAAGTCCAGGTCCCCCTTATTGAACGCCTTGATGGCTTCGCCGGGGCTCTTGAACTTCTTGGCGCGACCCTTCCCCGGCTGCGTGCCCATGTGGATTCCGAGCACAGCCTCGTGCTGGGGGAAGATCAACAGGTCGGACTTGGTGCGGTCTCCGAACAGGAGATTGGACAGCGTCATGCCCTTCACTTCTTGTACTGCTTCATGCAGCACCGGGACATGGAGCTGGAGGGTGTCGCCGTCGTAGTCCATGTTCATGCCCTTTTCCATGAAGGGGTTCACACGGATGGTTTTGCCTGGAACGGGGATGGGGTACGCGCCGATCATGCCGTGGCGGTGTAGCGTGGGTGCGCGGTTCACGAAGACAGGGCGCTCCTTGATTTCTGCATCGAGTGCGTTCTTGGCAGAAGGGTGTCGTTGTTCGATCATCTCCTTGGCCTGCATCGCGGGGTACCCATTCTGTACCAGGCGTCTGACGATGTGGGGGCCGTAGGTGGTCCACAGCATCTCTTCTGGCACACCGATCTCATCCATGTTGAGGGTGAGGTCTGGAGCAACGGTCCCGCGTCCCGACAAGTCCTGGGGGCGGTACATGACACGAGAGTGGAAGAAGCCTCGCTTCGGGCTCCCCTGTCCGGCGATGGTGGTAATGAAGCCCTTCGCGCCCCTGGCCTTGATGGATGGGCTCACGGGGTCGTTGAGGCCGAAGGTCGCACCCACCGCATCGTGTAGGTGGCGGCGGGCGTCACCGATGGCTTCATCAGGAAGTACCTTCTTGGCGTCGCGGAGAGCGTCGTTCGCCAACATGGTGTCGCGGTACAGGTAGTTGGCGTCAGCGATGAGCATGTCACGCCCACCGCGTGAGGGGAGGATGGGGCGCACGGTCGGGGGCACCACGGGAACCTTGGACAAGACGTAGGCTTTGTCGGGGGTGAGCCCTTCTTTGCGTAGGGCACGCACAGCCTTGAGCTGCTTCACTGCGTTGTCGAGGTTGGCTCCTGTCGCAGTGCGCGTGGTAGCGATGAGGTCCTGTTCTCGCTGGCGCATGTTGAGACCTGCGAGACGGGACTGGATGCCACGCCCGCCCTCCGTACCAATCGTGGCGCGATACTGCTTGACCGTCATTCCCAACATCCGACGTACAGGGTCAGCGAAGGAGGGGTTGACGATGGGTTCGGATAGGTTGATGTGAGACCAGCGTTCCCCTTGAGAACCCCCAGTTACGACGGGGTCAAACAAGCCCCCCTTCTCGGGTGCGAGGTCACGCTCGCGCAGCATGGTGGGCTTTTCGACGCGGCCCGACGAGAGGCGTGTGATGTCAGGGTCGGTCAGCGGCCCGAGAGTTACTTGTTCATCTCCCTTGTCCACACGGATGCCTGCCCCCTGCAGCATAGCAGTGAACTTCTTTGCGACGAACGGCTCCTGGAGAGCAGGGAGGGGTTGTCCGAGCTGGTACGCGCGCCAGAACTCGTCGTTGTGGCTGCTCTTGACAGTGGCGGATTCCTTGACCACGTTGCGAGCGTTGTGGCTCAACAGGGCGTTCATCTCCATGCGCCCCAGAGCCTTGGCACCGTCGGATCCACCCTTGGATGGCTGCTGATTTACGTCGTAACTATCTATGCCACGAGCGGAGTAGTTGGTGTCGGTAGACTTGGCCAGCTTGTAGGTGTACTGCGGCCCAACCATGACACCTCGGCCATCTGGCCCCTTGATATGTTTCCCAGTGCGGGGGTTGAACAGCACCTCTTTGTCAGTGAGTCCGTGCTTCTTGAGTGCGGCGCGCACCATCGTGACGTTGTTTTGTGAGGACGGACCTACAGCGATGGGTTCCCCTGTTTTGCGCGCCACCTTGGCGAGCGCCGTCTCCAACACTTGGGCAGGGTTGACGCGGCTGTTGACCCCTGTTGGGGGCATCAGGATGTCCAGAGGCTTCCCGTCTGGGGTCTGCACCATTACGTCATCGGGGAGGATGTGGGAGATGACACCCTTATTACCGTAGCGCCCCGCGAGCTTATCACCGATGGATGCGGGCTCGTTGGTCTTGACCGTGACCAGGATGCGAGTCCCGGTTGCAACCACCTCGGCGATGGTGCCTGGAGACTTGTGGTCCCAGGTTACCGCTTGCTCGCGGAAGGGGGTGGCCAGTGTCTTGTGGAGACGCCCCAACATCTGTTGCTCGGGAGAGGGCGCGGCCTTGCGAAGGGCCAGGATGATGGGGTCACCCGGGTGTACGGTGGCACCTGGTTTTGCGATGCCTTGGTTGTCCAGGTTATCGTACTGCGCTGCGGTCCAGCGTGTCCCGTAGATCATCCGGTGCTTTTTCTTGTTCAGCGTGATGTCGGTGTCGAGGGCCAGCGCTTCTTTGTACATGTGTTCGCTGGTGAGCTTCTGTGCGGCGGTTTCAGAGACCACCACGGCGTCGTTGGTGTTCAGTCCGTAGTACGCGAGGTAGCCTACGTTCATGTTGCGGCCCAGTGCCATGCGCCCATTGCGCGTGAAGTTGGACTCCGCCAGGTGTTGGTTGGTCCGCACCTTATCCCCCTTCTTGACGGTCACGGTGTTGTGTAGCCGCGTCTTGGAAGACAGTGGGTAGTCGGTGTCGTAAGGTACGCGGACGAGCGTCGCACCAGACGCTTGCTTGTCGTGGGGAAAGGGTTTGAAGCCAGAGAAGTCGTCCCCCTTCGACTCAGCAATCTCTTCCTTGTGTTTCTCACACGCGGGGATGTATCCGTGGCCCTCTGCCCACAATACCCGAGTCGTGGCGGAGCTGGAGCAAACATCACAACACTCGGATCCTTCCTTCGCAGTCCAGGCGTGCTCGATGGGTGCGAGTTCCAGTTCGGAACTGCCCGTCTTCGTGCCGTTAGGGCGGATGTAGATGTAGTCTTGGTCTACCTTGGCCACCTCCCCGTTGACGGGGGATGTGGGCACCACGAGCTGGGCCATCTCCTGCTCCATGGTGCGGCCTTGATTGTACGATTCTGCCTGGATGTAAGGCTCCTCCCGCTCAAGCAGGGGCAGTGCCTGGGTCGCCATTTTGCCACCCATGAGGACGCGGTTGCCTTGTGAGGATTCGATGAAAGGTACCAACGTCGTCGCCGGGCTGTAGAGGAAGTTGGCGTGCGGGACTGCGTAGTCCACCTGGCTGCGAGGGACAGAGACTAGTTCCCCTTTGCGCATGGCGGAGACGCCGTACCTTTTCTTCCCTTCCCCATGAAATGCGATGGTTGATCCTTCGAGGGTGTCAACAGGGACGTCGCGGAGCTTACCCTTACGTACGTCGTGCATCTTGGTATGGATGCGCCCCTTCTCGTCTTTGCTTGTCCAAAGCGCAGCACGGAGGTCAATGCCCGCTCGGAAGGATTCAGGGGTGCGTGCTGGGTCGAGTACACCGAAGTGCGTGTGGTGCAGGCGCCGGGCTTCATCGGGCACTGCGCGCTCTGATCCGATACCCCCTTCCCCGAGGGAGGTGACACGCATGGCGCTGTCAATCATTTCGATGGGGTTAATCTGGGCGCCGATGGAGGCCAGGGACGACGTGGTTACGAAGTTTCGGACAGACCGCGTAAAGGGGGAGGGGGGCACGACTTCCGCCACTCTGGGTGCCGCTGATCCTCGGGCCTTCATGCGCACCTTGCGAGTGAGGTTTCTCCCTTCCAGTTCGATGCGCTCCCGGATAAAGTCGTCCACCCCGTGTAGTGTTTGGACCGCCAGGTTGTCGCGGTCATCGACGTCGATGCCTTTGCGGTGGACGTCAAGGAGTTTCTTGGATGCGTCCACGAGAACGTTGGGGGTCACACGGTCATACGCTTTTCCCAGGGTGCGCTGCGTAACTTCTGGCTCCAGGGAGGTGTGTTCGTAGCTTTCACGGATGGAGGCAATACGCTCCTCTGTGGTTTGGGCGTCAGCGAGTCTGTGCTCAGGGGTGAGACGAGCGTACAGTTTGTCAACTGCCGCTACATCTTTTGCGGCGAAGGCATCACGGTTTACGTCAACGACACCTTTGCCCCAGGCGCGCTGTAACTGGCTGGTGGGTACGCCGAGGCGCTTCAACACCGGATACAGGGGGATGTTCGTTGAGCCGTACTGCATGAAGAGGTGCCCCTTTTCAGGGTTCATGTGTACGCGGAAGTTCTCTCCTTTGCCCAGGTTGAATGCGGCCTCCAGTTCATCGTTGCCACGTACACGGGTATAAACGCCGGGGCGGATGCGCTTCTGGTGGGGTACGCTGTACTCGTTGCCATCCACGATGAAGGTATGCCGGGGGGTGAAGAATGGGAGCTGAGCGAGGACCGCGTTCTTTTGTCGATCGACGACCTTGCCTTTTTTGTTGCGAATTACGATGTCACCGCGCAGAGGTTCTTGCAGTGTGCGGCCACGCATCATCGCGTCCTTCTGTTGACGAGAGGAGTAGGTCCGCTCGTCCACATTGAGGTTCTCGACGTCGAAGGTGTGCTCGTCCCCTGCTACGAACGGGAAGACATTTTGCACACCTTCAATCGCGCGCTTATGGATCTGGGCGCGCTTGGTGTTTGCATCAATGAGTACGGGTGTCAGTGCCATGCTGGGTAGTATAGACGAAAGTCTAAATAAAGCGCGAGTCTTGGTATAAGAATGTGCCCCAGGGTCACCCATGCTTCTCCCGACTGGGAGGATTCTGCGGGCATGATAATCAACCTGTACACACATACGATTTCTTTTTCGTCGGGAGAACTAACCACGGAAGTTTGAGGAGAAGGTACCAATGACATGTAAGAACCTGTCGCTGCTGCTTGACGCCAATGGGGTGGTCATCCTCCCCGAGGACGTCTTCACTGTCATCGCCAACGACCGCGCTGGTCAGCGTGATGACGGCTTCGCGATTCTCGCCGCCCAGGGCTACAGCTTCGATGAGGACGTGCTGGCTGCGTTCGAAGAGGTCTGTGCCAAATACTGGAAATACTGGGTCGAGATCGGGTCCATCCCCGGCGTGCCGGGCACCAAGTACGTCACGGCCCCCGCGCCCGAGTACGGGGCTGGCCGCGCGTACTTCCACACCCCGCTCACCGAAGTTGAGCGGAAGCACGTGATTCGTGTGCACATCCCCCTGAATGGCCAGGTGCAGCGTGAAAACCTCGTGGCGCTGCTCGCCATGGAGCGCACCAAGCCCGACATGAACGACCTCGCCGAGATGTTGGGTGAGGTGATGGACGACGCCGCCGAGCACTGGGTCAAGCGGTTCGAGACGTGCGACACGCCCAAGAAGGTCAAGGCCGTGTGGAAGGCTTTGCGCGAGACCACCGTGTCCGTCCAGCCCTGTGCCCGCTGCAAGATCCTCGTCGAGACCAAGATGTACCGCATCGAGGGTCTGGTCAAGAAGCACGGTTCCGAGCGGAATCGTCCCGGCGATCGTCTCTGTCGGCCTTGCCTGGACATCGAGAAGAAGCACGGCGTCGGAACGTTCGGCGCCACCATGGCTGAGTCCATGCGCGCCAAGGGGCGCCCCACCCCCGGCAAGCCCGTCACTTTCACCGAGAAGCAGTACCAGCAGAACCTCACCCAGGCCAAGGCGGCGGGCTTCAAGGAGGGCGCGGCCAAGACGAAGGCGGGCATCCCCGCCCTCATCGACAAGGCCCTGGCGAACCACGTGGCCACCGCGTCCCCCGAGGATGTGGGTTCGCCCCAGCAGCGTCCCGCCCCCGAGGGCAAGCGGCGCAAGGCCCCGGTCACCCCGACCCCGGCCAAGGACCCCCTGGCCGAGGCTCGCGCGGAGGCTCAGGCCAAGGCCGATGCCCAGGCCGATGCTCTTCGTCCCAGCAACAACGCTGTGGTGGATGAGGACGCGACCAAGGTGGGGGAGGGCGCTGAGCCCGAGGCTGAGGCCGAGGAGGTCAAGGTGCAGGACGACGCCCCGGCCCCCGAGGTGGTGGTTGCGCCCGAGGCCGACGTGCAGGTGGAGGATGACGTCGAGACCGCCGACGAGGTGCAGCAGTAGGCCCCTCACGCACCATCTCAACAATCTACAAGAAGGAGGCAGGCATGAGCATTGCGCCGTTGTTGCTGCTCATCATCGTGCTGTAAGGCGACGGTGTCGCGTACATGCCAGTTAACAGGTTGATGGAGTGGCCCGGGGATTTCCCCGGGCTGCTTTTTACCTCTCAGGACGGAGGCGTGTGTGTCGGTGCGATGCTGGCGTCTTTCCTGGGTTTGTCTTTTTTGATGAGGTAGCACAGTGCGACGATGACGGTCCCGTCTTTCAGGACATTGCGTTCTTCCCAGGAGCGTACAGCCTCTCCGGTGAGCATCATGTTGATGATGCGTTCGTACTCCGCTGAATCGTCGCGCTCTACGGGGACGTTTTTGTAGCCCCCACCTGCCTCTTCACTCTGCTCTTGCTTTTCCCACACGGTGCCCATGACGAAGCGTTCCATGTGCGCGGTGAGGTTGTACTCCGGGAGTCCTTGGATGCCCTTCTTCCCCTTGTCAGCTAAGCTATCGGGGGGCGCGAGGTCATTAACCACGGGTTCATCGGCGGGGATAGGGAATCCGCCAAGCGCCATGGCACCGGAGGGTAGATCAACGTTCGCCCCCTGTCCTTGGTTTTCCGGAAGTTCCCCTGCGGCGTTTAGTAGACCCGCGAAGCTGCTCCCTTTGCCCTGTTCCATTTACATACCTCCGCCCTGGCCACCGCCCTGGCCTTGACCCTGACTTCGAGCCTGCTGTGCTTGTTGTGTTTGTATCTCCTCCAAGCGCTGGATGACGACGGAGTACAGCACGAAGTCTTCCACTTGGAGGGCGTGCAGTTGACTCTTCCGCGAACCCGCGTCCAGCCCCATGAGCTGTTGCACGGTTTGGTCAGCGGCAGCGATGACTGCTTGCTGATCGTACGTGAGGCCCTGGCCCATGTTGGCCTGCTGCTGCGTCTGGTGTGCCAGGGAGTTTTGGAGCTTCATGGTTTCCAGTTGTAGGTCGTGCTGAAAGCGGACCTCGTCGAGAGCCTCTTGTCGTCGCCGGGAACGCTCTTTCTTCAAGTCGAAGTCGTTGGTCTCCGCGATGGTGGTGTTCGAAATGATGCCCTGTCCACCTTGGTTCAGGTTGAGCATGAGCTGCTTCTGCTGCACATCGTCGATGAGCTTGAACTCGGTGAGTGACACACGAACAGTCTGCCAGCCCAGCATCTTGCAGCAGCGATTGGTGATCCACTGTAGGAGGCCGTTCAGCTCCGATGTGTAGGTCAGGAGCTGGTTCTCCAACATGCGCAACGTAATGGCTGACCCGGTGAACGACAGGCCACCGTAGATGAACTCCCGGGGGATGCCGAGGGCAGCGATGATAGAGTCCTCCGCGTCCTTGACCTCCCCGAGTGTGAGTAGTGCACGTCCGTTGCCTCCTATCTGTGACAGCTCGACGGGGACGGGTGATGTCATGATCTCCAGCGGGTCACGCCGCCAGCGAGACATGCCAGCGGTAATCTCACTGAAGAAGTTGGCCAGGCTGATACTCTGAACGGGATCACCACTAGCCATGCGCTGCGCTGGGGAGAGGACACGGTAAGGCACTAGGTAATCTAGCGCGATTGCCTCGTTCGCCTTGCGGAGCGTCATGACGTAAAAGAAGAGCTTCATGGCGGGGGTGAGGGGTGGGAAGCCCCAGTGCTGATCGATTCCCGCCGGGGGCGCAACCTTCATGTGGAACAAGAAGTCCTTGGAGAACTTGTACATCTTGTTGTCACGGATGGCGCGCAAGAACGACATGGGCATGGTGTTGAGGAGCAACTTGTTCCCCTTCTGTACCCTGTCGCGAAGGTCAGACGGGATGTTGTAGTAATACTCGGATTCCCCTGTGATGGGGTTCCAGTCGATGTCCATTTGCTTCGGGTCCCACCTGATAATGTTGACGCGGGTGGGGTCAGTCAGCTTGCGGTCGCGTACCTGCCCATCTACTTCGCCTTTGCACTTGGTACACTTGTATCGGAAGGCGAGGCTCTTGAAACGGAAGCGGTAGTTCACGTGATTGATGTTCGTGATTTTTCCGCAGGAAGGGCACTTCAAAAACCGAGCGAATGGCTGGTAAATGGAAAGGAAGCAGTTACCGTAGATCCAACGATCTCGTCCCGCCAAGATGAGGGTGTCCTTGACGTTGAGTGTATCTTCCAGCAGCTCCTTGACGCGCCCAGTCAGCTTGGCGTTCTGCGTCTCGTACGAGATGTCCGTGATGGGGTACTCCGAAAACTTCTTCAGAGCGGCGGATATTTGAGCGCTGTTGAAGTAGATGTACTCCATCCACATGAACAGGTCGCGTAGTTGGCGCGGAACATACCCCGTCATGAAGTCGAACACGGGGTTAGGGTGCGATGCGTTTTTCCGATAAAGTGATTCAATCATGGAGTTTTCCTCAGCCCAGGAGGGGTACAGTATAACATGGCAGATGAAAAGAAAACCGAGGATTACAACCGCCTCGCGTGCACCTTCTGTCCTGATAAGTTCAAGTGTGACACCACGGTTGCGCTGTACGCCTGTGACACGTGTGCAGCCAAGGTCTGGTGCACCAAGGAGAGCAGCGGAGGGTATTGCTCAGACCCAGACTTGGAGTTGTGGAAGTATTTACCGCGTAAATGCTTGTTGGCGTACAACGCCATGATGGAGGATGCGTGGATTCGGCTCCCGGTGGGGGGACCCGATATTGTCTTGTGCCCTCGCTGTCGGCAGTTCAAAGGACTCCTTACCAGCGAGCATGCATGGAAGCTAAGGTTTGGTGGGGATCGCAACTTTGAGACTCACTCTTACAAGTGTGAAGGTTGTTTGCTTGACCTGAAGACTGAGAGCCCGTAAGGTCGAGCAGATAAACATGAAACCTAGCCCACTCAAAGTAACCCGGCTCATGGGTACCCCTGTCTTTGTCATCCCCGGCGTGGATGAAAAGTGGAGCCAGGTGTACGGAGCAATGGCAGGCACAGACCTGCGGTGGTACTTCCCCGCCTTCTTCCCTGTGCATCGCATTGTGTTGAACGACATTGAGGTGCTCCAGCTTCCTGTAGAGGTATCCGATACAGCGCAGAAGTGGATACACACGCAGGACGCATACGGGGATCGCATCAAAGAAGCCACACTTCCCGATGGCTTCGAATACAAAACAGACCCATATGACCACCAGAGAGAAGGGTTGCTTCACGCCATCTACAACATGCGTGCGGCGCTGTTCTACGCGTGTGGGTTGGGTAAAACCAAGATTGTCATCGACTGGCAGCGGGCCACAGGGTGCTGGCCCCTTATTGTGTGCCCCAAGGTTGTCCTCGATGTGTGGCCAGAGGAGGCCGGGATCCACGGAATCGGGCAGGAGTATACCGTCATTGATGGGTACAGCCCAGCGAAGAAGAGGAAGCAGATCGCTGAAGCCCCGGAGACTTCAGGGTGCGTGGTGACGTATGGCGTGGCGCGCAGGTACAAAGAACTGCTTGCGACGCTCCCATACTCCGCGCTTGTGGCGGATGAGAGTCACTACCTCCAGACGCACAATAGCGGGCAGACGAAGGCAGTGCTGGACCTCGCAGGGAAAGCTCCGCGTAGGCTTCTCCTATCGGGGACACCATCTCTCGGGGACCCGCGTGACGTGTACGCCCAGTTGCGTCTCTTATCCCCGTGCTTTGCACGTGAAAACTACTGGCACTTCACAAACAAGTTCTGCACACGCGCTCCGAAGAGCAAGCACATCATTGTAGGGTTCAAGAATCTGGATGTTGTGCAGCGGCGACTCGGCTTGGTTGCTTTACGTCGTAAAAAGGAAGACTGCCTTGACCTACCTCCCAGGACCGTTATTGACGTAGCGGTCCCCCTGGGTGCCTCTCAGCAAAAACTGTATCGGACGTTGCTGCGCGAGCAGAACGCCGAAGACTTGCTTACAGATTTGCTCAAGGAAGAGGGGCTTCTGCACGGAGATGGATTGTTGGATGTGGCGAACGCAGCAATACTCGTCGGGAAGCTGCTGCAGGTAACAGGTGGCTTCGTCTACAAGAAACGGAAGGAGGACGAGGGGCTGTGCGATGAGTGCCCTCATCTACGCGATTGCATCATCGGAAATATTCGACCACACACGAATCGCTGTGTCGTACACCCCCAACCCGTTCCTCGGGAAGTGGAACTCTACACTCCAAACGCGAAGCTCGATGCGCTGCTCTCGAAGCTGCGTGATATCCTGGTGGAGCCTACGCACAAGGTCATCATCTGGGCTAACTTCACGGCAGAGCTGGACTTCATTGAAGCAGCTATCGCGAAGTCGTGGAAGAAAGATAAATCCAAGTGGACCATCGCACGGTTGAAGACGGGGAAGAAAGCCAAGACCTTGGTAGACCGCTTCAACAATGACCCCCGATGTAGGGTCTACTTGGCGCAGGTCAAGACGGGTGTGGGCATTACGCTCAACGCTGCAAACTACATGATCTACTACGCACTCCCCTGGGAACTCGGAGCCTATGACCAATCGCGTGACCGTAACCACCGTGCTGGGCAGACGCGCAATACGACGGTGTACCGTCTCTTGGGCAAGGACACAGTAGATGAGCACGTAGCACGCGCACTGACGTTTCGTGCAGACGTAGCAGAGACGCTAACTACTGCGATTGTGTGTGCCAAATGCCCCCAGCAAGAAGGGTGCAAGTGCGCCAAAATCTATGACGCTGGTTGTAAATACCAAAGATCCGTGGCACGACCGGTGACGCGGGTAAGGGAACTATAAATGGAACTGGAACACAAAGCGGTGTTCAATTACGACGATATCGTACACCTGCTCAGGGCTGCGCTACAGCACAAAGGATTGGACGTGTCTACGGTGGTGGTGTCGGAGTACGGCGATGACGCAACCGCGATGACGATCGAGGTCACTGCGGTTGACGCCCCCCTACTGAAGGACCGAGAGTGCATCATGTGTGGCCAGGCTGCGTTGCACAATTCGGCGGCGCATGCCCCACCCCAGATGACCCCCCTCGACGTGTCTGACGAAGAGCTGGAGGTACTCCGCGAGGAGGCCGAGGGCGCAGCGGTTCACGAGCTGGAGATGGAACTACTCCCTGTGGAGCTGGACGAAGACCTGGGAGAATCTGAGGAGCCACCCGAGTACAATCAGACAGATGAGCCAGGTGCCACTTCCGGTTCCGCACGTGCAGCAGCAACAGCGGGTAAGAAGTTGGCGGCGGGTAAGACGGGGCCGTTCGCCCGGAGCAAACTGACGGGACCAGGAAACATCGGCGGTGAGAGTGGACGGCCTCCGAGGCCCGGGTCAGGGAGTGGTCGATAGTGGGGCGCGGAATTGAAGACTTCGCTCCTACCCCAGAGCAGTTGGAGGCGGCAGAGAAGTTGCGCAGCGACGCGCCACGCATCGTGCTCCCAACAGGGTACCTTAGCCCCTCACAGGTAGGGTGCTACCAGCGCTGCCCACATCAATACTACTTCCGTTACATCCTCAAGAAGCGCACACCTCCCGGCGCGCTCATGGCCCAGGGCACCGCCTGCCATAAGGGCGCTGAAGTCACGAACCATCACATCGTGGATCATGGCGTGCCCGCAAGCAATGAGCTGGTCACATCGGCGTACTCTGACTCGTATGAGGAGGGGGCTGCAGCCATCGAAGACTGGGGCGACATTGATAGGGGCGTGGCGAAGGACCAGGGCATCACGCTCATCACAAAGTACAATGAGGAGTTCGCACCTGACGTAAAGCCTTACGTGGCCCCAGATGGGACGCGTGGCATCGAAGAGAAGATAGAGGTAGACGTCAACGGCATTCCGATGCTTGGGTTCATCGACCTCGTGGACGCGAATGACCTCACCGGCTTTTCAGCAGCAGAGCTGGCCTTGATACAGGACAACGGTTTAACGCCCCCACCAGAGCTGCTGCGCAGTGTGGTGGACTACAAAACGAAAGCGAAGAAGGCGACCAAGGTTGAGTTGGATGGGTCCCTTCAGTTCACGTTCTACTCGTACGCGAAGAAGATTCCCAGGGTGCGCATGGATATGTTCTTGCGCCTCAAGAAACCAAAAGTTCTACAAGCAACCACACTACGCACCGAAGCAGATTACCAGTGGATGTTTATGATTATTGATGGCGTCTCGCGCGCTATTTCGGCGGGCGTGTTCCCTCCGTGCGACCCAACAGCTTGGTGTTGCAGTGCGCGGTGGTGCGGCTACTGGTTTGATTGCAGAGGAAAGGTACTGGCGAGTCGATGACAAAACACGACGAATTCTGGAAAGACCTCCTGGACCGGGAAACAGAAATCCGCGAAGAGTTTGCGGTGATGTGGGAAGCGACGAGCAGCGGTCTCGTCACACAGGAAGATGCGCGTAGGACGCTGCGGCTCCTGTATGAGCGGTCTCACCTGGACATCTATCACAAGATGAATCCAACCTACCGGAAACTCTTCCCGACGAAGCAGGGGCGCCGGGGGCGACTGAAGAACGTGAAGTCTCTCTGGTGGGTGGACCACAGCACCGCAGGCATCAATGGCTGGGGTACGCTGGGCTGGTTCTCATCTGCTATTCGGTCCCACTCTCGGCGATTCAAGACCGAGGTATCGGCGGAGAAGTACGCCGCTCGCCGGGACGGGAAGGTCAAGAAGGGTAAGAAAGGATACGTCGTGTCGTGGAAGGGGTATGCCAACGCAGTGACACACTTCGTGGTGTTCCGCGATGGCACCCCATTCATGCTCCTCAATCTGGAGGACAAGTGTTGGGGCGAGCCCAAGCGCAACGGGGACGGCATCCACG